TTTACCTATGAAGCGTCTTCAATTACTAATAGTCCAAACTTATCAATTTTTCCTTTGTTGGCTTATCATAAGATTTGTAATGACCATTATCGTAACGAAAAATGGCAGCCTTTCGAACCGTGGACTTGTAACATCGACTATTTGGGTCCTACTGATAATATGAACGCTAAGACTTTCATACGGTCTAGTACGTTTAATACTTTGATGACTTCTATCATTGATTTGGAAAATTCTAATCTTCCTATCGATTATTTTACGTCAGTACTTCCACGTGCGCAGTATGGCGATGAGTCCGCTGTTTCTGTAAATACGAATAATGCTCTTTCTACGTTTAGGGTTTTTGATACTGCTGATAATTCTATTGGTACGATTTTTAATAGTACTTCTTACGCTGCGGGTGATAATTTGCAGAAGCAGAATATTGCTCCTGTCTCTACGCCTGACGGTCACGTTTCACGTATTCGTACTGGGTCTACAGGCGATTTACTTCTTGGCTTTAGGGGTAAGTTGACCACTGCAGGCTCTTCTCTTAAAATTTCTGCTTTGCGTTCTGCTACTGCTTTGCAGAAATATAAGGAAATTCAGAATAGTAATGACCCTGACTTTGCTGCACAGGTTCTTGCTCACTTTGGTATTAATCCAAAGGTCGATTCTCGTACCTCTGTTTTCATTGGTGGCGATGATAAAACTCTTAGTATTAATCCACAGGTTAACACTAACTTTGAGAATGGAGGTGCGCCTGACATTAAGGCTATCGGTATTGGTGATTTGTCAGCGGGTTGCAAATTTACATCTACTACTTACGGTATGATTATCGGAATTTATCGTGCTATTCCTCAGCTTGATTATTCACATGTTGGTGTCGACCGTAATTTGTTCAAGACTGATGCTACTGATTTCCCTATTCCGGAATTAGATTCTATTGGTATGCAGACACAGTACCGCTGTGAATTGAGTGCGCCTTTGCTTGGTTTGTGTGACGTAGTTGTGCCATACGACTATAATGCAAATCCTATTGATATGTCTGTCACTTATGGGTACGCTCCTCGGTATGCTGAATTAAAAAGTGCCCGCGATTATTTTGAGGGTGGATTTTGTGGTACTTACTCTTCTTGGGTGACAGGTTATGACCAAAGATTTCTTTCATTATGGCGTCGTAATATTGGTTCTACTGCTGTACCTTCTTATGGTAGTATAGATGATTTGTTTAAGTGTCGAGCATCTTTGCTCTATCCTATCTTTGTAAATCAATGGTCGGGTACAGTAAACGATGATAAGTTACTTATTGGCAGTGTCAATACTTGTGTGGCTGTTCGCCCATTCAGTATGTACGGTTTGCCTTATTCAAAATAATTTAATGTTGTTTTATTATGAAAGCTAAAGATAAAGTAGTTTATGTTCCTCCTGTTTATGAGGAAGTACAGCACGAAGTTACTTCTGTAGATGATAATAATGTTCCTTTGCGAACTTCTTTTCATACTGATATATCTTTGTTACAACGTATTGATAATATGCGTGTTGATGCTCAAACTTTGCGAGAGATTAAAGAATCTCTTCAACCTATGATTGATAACTCTAATTTCCGCTCTCAGTTCGAAGAGACTTTCGGTTCTTTGACTGATGATGAGCTTATTAATTCGTGTCCTAGTCGTTACACGCAAACGGCTAGTGAGAAGATGAGTTATTTAAAAGAACTTGCTGCTAAGGATAAGGACGCTCGAGAAAAAGTGGCTGCTGCAGCAAAGGAAAAAGAAGAGAAAGATAGACTTGAGAAAGAAAATCAAGAATTTCAGTCTCGTCTTATGGAAATCTTTAAATAATTTTGCTTATGTTGTCTAATGTTATTATTCGGAGTGCTGCCGCTTTTGGCGGTACTCCTTTTCGTTTAAATAAGTGTACTGCTCTTGGTTCTGCTGGTACCGGTGCTGCTGCTGGTGCTGCAGCTGGTGGTGTTCCTGGTGCTCTTGTAGGTGGTGCTTTAGGTATTGCTAGTTCGTTAATTGGAGGTTTGTTTGGTAAACATAATACTGATAAAACTAATACGATGAACTATAAAATCATGCAAGAGCAAAATAGGTTTAATGCTGCAGAAGCGGAAAAACTTAGAGATTGGCAAGAAATGATGTATCGTATGTTTGGTACTTCTTCCGCTAAGGCTAATGATATGCGTGCTGCCGGTCTTAATGCTCTTCTTGGTGACGTTTCTGCAAGCGGTAATGTTGGTAGTGGTGCTGCTGGTTCTGCTGCTGAATCTGCCCAGATGATGCCTACTGATTATTCATTTATTGGCGATGCTGCTAATCGTGGTTTGGCTGCTTACAATACTACCCGTTCTGTTGATGCGTCTGTTTCTTTGCAGAAATCGCAAGAGAATGTCAATAAGTCTATTGAGGGTGTTAATAAGGCTCAGAAAGGTCTTATGGAATCTCAAACCGATATGCAGAAAATGACTTATAAATTTGCTCAAGATACTTATCAGAATAGACTGATGCAAGAGCAATTTAAGGCTGAGTTGGCTAACTGGCAAGGTTTTGATGCTATGTATGATGCCCGTCTCAAGGCTTTTAGTCTTTATAATGTCATGCCACAAGAGGTCGAAAAGAATGTTGCTCAAACAATGTCTTTCTATGCATCTGCCTTTCGTGATATCGCTGACGGCAAATATACGCTCAAGCAAACAGAGAACTATGGCAAGTGGCTATCTATTCAGCAGACTTTTGCTCATGCTGCTACTGTTCAAGGTCAAGCCGCTCTAATGCAAGGTCGTGCCGCTCTTACTAATGCTAGTGCTAATGCGAGTTACCTTAAACAGTTAGGCGGGTATTATGGCTCTTTGACTTCTGGGCAAAACATGTCAAATGATATGCAACGGTATTATACTGATTTTATGCTCGGTAAAATGCCTATTGGTAAAGCTGAAAGTATTCTGCGCCAAACACCTTATAAGCATTTACTTGACTTGAACATTCAGCAAAACGAGTGGTCTTTAAACAAGTTGATGCAAGAGCCTGATTTGATACGTTCTCTTAGTGGTATGTACAAATCAGAAACGTCTCTTACCAATAAGCGTGTCGATAGTTACGATATTGATAAAATCTTTGAGCGTGGCGAATCTGTTTCCCGTATGGTTAAAAATATCTCTGATGGTATTAGTAACTTTACACCTAAGCCTAGATTTAGCAAAGGCTCTTCTACAGGTGACAAACCTACACCGCCGCCTAGCGGTAAATCATGGCTAGATGCTTATCGTGAAAACCCTAATTATAGTCCTACGGGCTATAGATAATAAACTGGGCGCAAAGGTAATTCCCTTGCGCCCTTTTCATTATATTTTTTTCTGACGCTACCAAATAATTTAGTTAAATATCTGTTAATTGTACGTAAAATAATGCAAACACGTTTTAGATAATTCTCATTCAACTTAAAATACCTTCCGTAAAAATCTATATTTTTTTATGAAATAATAAAAATTTATATTATGCTATTATTGTATCTGTTTTGTTTTTGTGTGCGTGCGCATTTTATACGTACGTACGCAATTTAACTAAACAGATACTTTATATTGGTTTGTCTGCTAGAAAAACCTTAGCTTGCGCGGAAAAGTTTGTAACTTTCTAGTAACTACCTTTTTATGAAAATTTTCTCCTGAAAATTCCTACTCTCTTGTTTGAGGTAGGCAAAAGTGGGAATACATATTCCCTAGTTACTGCACTTTTGTTCCTCTGTAACTATTTTCCTAATTAGTGTTAACAAATTTGGTAGTTCCAAAACTTTTCCTTATCTTTGCACCATGAAAAAAGAGATTATTAAAATTATCATCAAAGTAGCGCTGTATGCGCTCGGATTGATAGCTGCTTATTTTGGTGTCTCAGCCATGACATCATGCAGTACGTCTCACAATGTAGTTGCTAGTGGTCGCACTACTATTGTATCAGTTGATACCACAATTGTTAAACATAACGGCTTTGTCCGTTCTAAAAATTTTAAACCCTATGGTAAAAACTAATTCTCGCTGTTTCATCGTAGAAGTTAATGGTGTTCAGTATGTAGTTAAGTATGGCAAAATTGATGAATTTATTTTTTTGTTTTTGCCTGATGTAGTTATCATTCAGTCAATGATTACTTCACCTGTTTCTTGGGAACATGAATATCAATGGTACAAACGTATTTAGTTTATTTTTGGTTATGACGGCTAAAGATTATTTGACTGCTCTCAAAGTTATTCGAGAGATTCAGCGTAAACAGGCATATTGTAGTGGTCAATCTCAACCCTATCTTGCTGATACGTTGAAAGAGATTGAAATGTATTGTCCTTTGGATTTTTCCAAAAGTGGCGGTCGTGTTACCGAAAAGGTTATTTTAAGTTGTTATAATGGTAATTTATTTAGTACATAATTATGGCTTTATTTCCTCGATGTAATAGTCCTGTTCCTGTCGTTGGTCGACATGGAGTTACTCTTGTTGGTTGCCATTCGTGTATTCAATGTCGTGTTGCCGCACAGGAACATCTTTGCAAAATACTTGAGGTTGAGGCTTCTAAACATAGTTATATTGAATTTCTTACCAATACTTATGACGATAAGCATCTTCCCTATATAGATACTTCTTATATGTATCCGTTCGGGTATGCTATTCGTATTCCTAATCGGGTTATCAAAAAATATAATCGTAAGACTAAGAGTTTTTACTTTGTTGAGGATAAAGTTTCTAAGTCTTTTCAGCTTACAGATTTTGGAACTATCGACACTGCTGCTATGCTTCGTGATTACTATGCACGTATTGATAAATACTATGGCAGATTTCCCTCTCGTTCACGTGGCATACGTAATAACTCTATCATTCCTATATTATGGTATGAAGATATTAGAAAATATATAGGTCGTTTAAGAAAATGGTTTTTAAAAGAATATGGTGAAAAAATACGCTACTACATTATTTGTGAGTACGGTACACAATCATTCCGTCCGCATTATCATATCCTATTATTCCACGATTCGCCTAGAGCGAGAGCGGATTTTAGGAATGTTCGGTCTTTGCCAATGTCCACAAGAGACAATCCAAGAGAAGTTTGTATTAAACTCGATTTGGCTCAATTATGGCTCTATGGTGATACGACTACAAAGGTTACCGATGGTAATATGCAAGAATACGTTTCTAAGTATCTTACACAACATTCTGATTTCCCTCGAGTGCTTGACAAGTTTCCACAAAGGAGTTTTCACTCAGTCTTATTGGGTTCAAAGAGCAAATCAGAGATTAAAGAACTTCTTACCTCTAGAGACTTCGAAGCACTTACAACAGATTATGTTGTTAACAAAAAAGGTATCAGACGCCCTATTTCCATGTCAGATGCGTATTACTCTCAACTGTCCGTTAAATTTACAGGCTCTTCCTTTTTTGATGTTAACTCAACTTCTTCCCTATTTCATTCGGTGGTATTCTGCGCCCGCCGATTCTTCGGCTCGTCAGGTGAAATTTATAATGACGCATTCGTAAGGGAGTTTATGTTGTGGTTACTTAACCCCGATACTTCTGTGTTATACAAACATATTTATCAGTACCGTTCTGTTCGTTGGTATGTTGAAACTTTTGCTAAACCGATATATAATAGTTCCGGTTCTGTAAACCCTTTAAAATCTTTGCTTTATGCGGCTCATCATCACTACTCGTTATCCTCCTTTTTAGGGTTGAATTCGTACACTTGTTTAAAATTACGTTTTGATTTCATTGCATGGATGGATTATCAAAAAATGATTCAGTATTTCCAAGCTTTGGAAGATGATAAACTCTTTGCGTATGAAAATTACGCTAGTATGTCCCCTTTTACGGGTACGTATGATTTTAATATTTTAAAAACACGCTCTATTTTTCAGTATCAAGTTCAGAAAGCTAATATGGCTTATACTCAGAACATTAAACATAGGGCTGTTGTAGATTCTTATAAAAATTAATTATATGGCTAATAAAGTTTTAGGAATGCATCGCCTTAAGAATAAGGTGAATAGAAATGCTTTCGACCTTTCTCATCGCCACATGTTTACCGCTCAGGTTGGCGAGTTGTTACCAGTTTTTTCTCAGTGGGTAAATCCTAATGAGACTTTTAAGATTGGTTATAATGGTAAGACACGTACCGCTGCACTCAATACTGATGCGTTTACTCGTATTCGTGAAAATATTCAGTATTATTTTGTGCCGTTTCAGTCTCTTTGGAAGTACTTCGAACAACAGGTTAATAATATGACTAAAGGCGATGCCGGACAGAATGTTTCAAAGTTTGCTAGTAGTTCGATTGCGGCTTCTTCTATTACGACCAAAATGCCTTATATTTCTTATATTGATTTGGCTTCTTGGTTGAAGTCTATGTATGACCATGCGAAGGCTGCCGTTGATGCTTACTTTAAGGCGAATTCAGGTCGTTCTGCTACAGGCTTTGAGGAATTTTGTAAATCCTCTAGTATTTATTCTGACGTTTTTGTTTGCGATGGGTATCGTCTCTGTCGTGCAGCTAAGTTGTTGATGTCTTTAGGCTATGGTAATTTTACTACTATCATACAGTATGATATTTATGCTATGGCAGAGAGTTTTGTCAGAGATGGCAATGAATGGGACGTTAATGAATTTCAGGATTATAATTATTCTTTGGAATTTACCTATGAAGCGTCTTCAATTACTAATAGTCCAAACTTATCAATTTTTCCTT